GGCTACGACGCATTGACAAAGGCGTAACAAACAACTTTATTTTAAGTTGGACATTTGACGACTTGTTTTTTTATGGCCGCGCATTTTGGTATATAACCGAGCGCACCGCCGACGGATACCCGGCAGCGTTTACACGTCTGCCCGCTGCAATGATTACAACACAAGACCAAGCGCAAGGTACTGGCGTATGGTTTGGCCCGTCTAAACAAATTTTGTTTCAAGGCTTACCAATTCGTTACGAGGATTGCGTACAGTTTTTAAGCCCAATTCAAGGTTTGATTTATACCGGCGCAACGTCAGTAGATACCGCGCTAAAGCTAGAGCAGGCCCGCAATCGCAACTCGAGCTCGCTGCAGCCGGCCGTGACGCTTAGGCAAAATGGGGGCGAGCCCATGAGCCCGCAAGAGCTCAGCGATTTGGCCGCGGCCTACGATTCGGCCAGATATGCCTCGGCCACGTGTGCCGTAAACGAATTTGTAGAGGTAATACCTAACAACGCAACCCCGGACAAAATGTTGCTTATTGACGCGGCAGAATACCAAGCAAAAGAAATTGCGCGCATTGCAAACGTCCCCGCTTATTTAGTTTCGGTATCTATCGGTAATTATTCATACGTCTCATCAAGTGAGGCCAGCCGTGACCTTTATACCTTTGGGGTTAAGCCATACATAGATTGCATACAAGAAACACTTAGCGCGGATAACGTGCTGCCACGTGGCACGGGTGTTATGTTTGACATTGAAAGCTATTTAGAAAACCAATACCAAGACAGCGCCGAACAAATGCCGGACATGGCAAACGAGGTAAACAATGCTTAGGTTAATTCCGCAAGACTTAAATTTAGACGCCGCTAAAGGTGACGCGCTGCCACGTAGAACCCTCGCTGGCGTCGCCCTACAATACGGCGTAGAGGCCGTCGTATCGGACGGGCAAAAAGTACGTTTCGAGCCGGGCGCACTACCGCTTGAGGGCAAGAAACCCAAAATGTATCTAAACCATGACAGCACTAGCCCAATCGGCTTGGTGACCGCTCGAGAGTTGGTAGGCGATACCGTCATGTTTGAAGCCAAGATAAGCGAAACAACGCTAGGCAACGAGGCGCTAGAGCTTGCAAAAGACGGCGTTTTAGACAGCGTAAGCGTAGGCATTTTGCCCGTTGAATTTAGTTTTGACGAAGCCGGCACCATGGTTGTAACCAAGGCCGATTGGCAAGAGCTCAGTTTGCTGCCCTATGGCGCATTTGAGGCCGCCAAAGTGCAGCGCGTCGCGGCGAGTATCCACCAAGAGCCCGACGAAATAGAGTTAAATAATACACAAGACAAAAACGAGGAGTTAACCGAAATGGAAAAGACCGTAGAAACACCAGCCGTTATCGAGGCCGCAACCGTGCAAACCATTTATGCACAGCCTCGCAAATTGCGTTTGCCAAGCACGTCGGAATATATCGCTAGCTACGTACGTGGCGGCGCCGACTTTGCACAAATGAACGCAAACATTAAGCAAGCAATTGTCGAAGCTGCACCCGGTGTTGCGCCATACATTAACACCGAGAGCACACCGGGTATTTTGCCCGAAATTATTACCGGCAGCGTGTACGACGGGCTTAACCCAATTCGCCCCTTTGTTACCGCAATTGGTACACGTGCAATGCCAACAGCTGGCGCAACTTTCCGCCGTCCAAAAATCACAACTCGACCAGTTGTTACACAACAGGCCGCACAGTTTGACCCGCTTAACGCGTCAACCGTTGAGGTGTCCAACTCCGATATTTCGAAATTAAGTTTTGGAACCTACGTCACGTTGTCCGAACAAGACTTGGATTGGTCAGACCCATCAAGCATTGACATTGTGTTAAACCAATTGGCAATCGCTTACGGTCAAGCAACCGACAACTACGCCGTAGACACTTGCCATGCAGCAATTACACAAACTTCCGCCGTAACGGACACCGCTAAAGGTGCAGATTGGGTAGCAGCAATTTACGAGGGCGCCCGCCAAATTTCGGCAAACTCTAACTACCTGCCAACGCACATGTTTGTAACGCCTGCAAGTTGGGCCGCATTGGCCAGCTCGGTAGACAATTCAAACCGTCCAGTATTTCCGTACACCGGCGCACCAAACCTGATTGGCCAAAACGCTGCCGGCAACTCGAGCGCAACAACTTGGAACGGCAACCCGCTTGGTTTGGTACTTGTTGTTGACAAAAACGCACCAGGCTCATTTATGGGACACGCTGCCGGCCCTGCCGCTGGCTTTGAATTTTACGAGCAGCAAAAGGGCAGCGTTGCGGTGCAGGTACCGTCAACGATGGGCTATACGGTGAATTTCAGAGGCTATGCTGCCGCTTTCATGGCAGACGCTACCAAGTTCGTCAAGTTCGTCTGATAACCGAAAGGTAGGCCATTATGGCCGCTTACTCGGTCACACAAAAATACTTAACCGACAATTACGCGGTTTTAGTATTACAAACAAACGCCGACCCGCTTGAGGTTGGGCAGTCTGTAGTTATTAGCGGCGTTGACGCGACGTTTAACGGCACATATTTAGTAGCGGATTTGCCGCAATACTATTTTACGGGCGTAGACGAGCAAGGCTTTTTTACTTACGACTACCAGCTACCAATACAAAACCAAGTGCTTTACGCGCGCACGGCCGACAACGTGCAAATTGTGGCGGCTACTGGCACCCTGACAACTACGCCCACGTGTACGTGGGTAACACTTGACAGCCAAGTTGAGGATTGGTTAGGCATAGGCACCGCTACAGCGGCCGACGCCACGTTTTTAACACAATGCCGCACAAGTGCCAACGCTGTTTGTTACAAACGACGACAACAAGCCGGGTACGTCGACAGTTTGACGACCTCACCGAGCGCCGCGGTAACCCTTGGCACGGTAGCTTATGCAGGCTTTTTGTATAGGCAACGTGGTAGCGCTGGAATGGATTACGCGTCGTTTGACGGTATGACTACTGGCGGCTCAACAGGCTTTAGCCCTATGGTTAAGCAGCTGTTGGGTATCGACCGCCCCGCGGTGGCCTAATGCCCGTACCCGCATACACCGACCTTTTTAACGTCGCGTTAGACGACTTGACAACGACGCTAAACACGATTACGGGCCTCACGGTCACTAATGACCCGCGCAACATTAACCCGCCGTGCGCGTTTATAGACGCCCCTAGCTTTGTTGCGTTTAACTTCAACATTGTCGAAATTACCTTTCCGGTACGGCTCATTACCCTTGGCCCGGGCAACCTTGACGCCCAACGCTCGCTAATGAACATGGCAGCTTTACTGTTGGCTAAAAACGTGGCTGTTACTGGCGGCCGCCCAACGGTAGCGGTGTACGGTGGGGCCGAGTACGCCGCCTATGATTTAACCATTGACTTGAAAGCGAGCACTACAGCATGAGCAAATACACCGTTGTTAGCCCTCGAGTGGGTACACCCGGCGCCGAATTTGACGCCGACCTAGCCGTAAAGCGCGGGGCTAATCTTGAAGCGTTGCTTGCTGGCGGCTTTATTAAAGTATCCGCACCTAAGCCCGCAAAAAATGCTAAAAAAGACATAGACACAAACGAGGAGTAACCCCATGGCCACAACAACTTACCTAAGCAACCCGGACGTAATTATCGCAACGGTTAACTTGCGCGACCAATGCACCGCCGCAACACTTACGCGCACCGTTGAAGCATTGGAAAGCACCGCGTTTGGTGACTTGGCCCGCTACAACTCGGCTGGCCTTGAAAACAACGAGTTAACACTTACTCTTTACATGAGCTACGCCTCAAGCGAAACATACGCAACGCTGGCCGGTCTAGTCGGTACCCAAGTAACCGTTATTGTTTCGCCAGCTGCACCAGCAACGCCCGGCACGTACACGGCAACAAACCCTGGCTTTACTTTGACCGGCACCTACCTAGAGTCTTTGCCAGTCATTAACGCCACCATGGGCGAATTGTCAACCATTGACATTACTTTTACAGGCGGCTTGTACTCGGTAGACGTTTCCTAATAACGGCCTCAACACGGCCCGACACGAAAGAGGCTAGTTATGCAGCTAACCCTAAAAGTTGAATTACCCGACAACACGTACACAGTTACAACCAACCTTTACGTTGTCGTTGCTTGGGAGCGCAAATTCAAGCGCAAGGCGTCCGACATGGCCAACGGCATTGGCATAGAGGATTTAGCCTATTTGGCGTTTGAGGCGTCTAAGTTAAACAAAATTGTTGTACCGGCAGAGTTTGACAACTTCATTAAACAGCTTGTCAACATTGAGGTTGTCGAGCAAGAGCAACCAAGTTTTACCGAAGCGGCACCTACAGACGCCAACTAGCCGAGGTGCTAGTAGCTGTCGGTTGGTGGCCGCCTAATATCCCGTTTGAGCTACAAGACTTGCAGACGGTGGCTAAAGTGTTGACAGAGGCACATAAAAAAAGGTAGCGACGCTAT